GATTTACTGTGGTTCTCAGCTCGTGGAACGGCTCTATGGCGAATACATTGATATGATGAATGACATTAGGGTACCAGCCGGAAAGCAGCCTGCTCTAGAAAATTTAACTGCAAAGGTCTATCCTCTGACCGCCACTGGTCTAAACCTGACTTATAACGTACCCTTGCCTTTCTCGTGCATGGAAAAGGGACTAAATGTTAATGATGGATTAATAACGTTCAGAATTTTCCTCAAAAATTCAAGCGAGTTTTCCATACCAGCATTCGTATATACAGGTGCGATAGAAATGTCGTTGCTCGTGGAGTACGTCTATTTTGTAGAGCCACTCAAGAGAGACACTCAGATATTTCAGCAGGTTCAGCGCGTCGAGTTTTTAGCCCCTCAGGGAGTCAATGAAGTCAAATGCAAGCTTGGTCTCATGAATCCGATAAAGGAGATATTCTTGGTCATCCAGAATGCAGAAGCATTTGGGTTTGATTTTAGTACAGATGGTTATTATAATACCACAAAAGATACATGGACTAATGGCACTACAGAACAGCTCATCAATTTAGTTTTTAAATTTAATGGTGTGGAAAGAATACCCAAGGAGATTGGAATCCCCCTTTTCCTCAGGGTGGTCCAGGCTATGGAGTTCCACACAAGAACTCCAGATAGAAAATTCTATATGTACTCTTTCAGTCTAGACCCAGATGGACCAAAACCATGTGGTCACATAAATCTCTCACGAATTTTCAATCAAAATTTAGAACTGAAAATGAATCCTAGTGTTCAGGGGAGATTCATCAGGGTTTATGCAGTGAATTATAACTTCATAAAGGATGGACGCGTTTTATTTCAAAATAACGAAGAGGCGGGAGTTTTAGTATGAGTGATCTCCAGGCCGCCGACGACATTTTACGCCCCGTGATGGAGGCTGCAATAGTACTAGCTTCTAGCTACGCAGTTGCTACAGGCCGCGACTCTATAACTGCGATGGACGTCAGGTATGGACTCATGTACGCCTGCCGCAATGTAACAGGTAACCAGATTGGTTCAATTTACCCAGAAATTTACGAAGACGAGGACGAGGAGGACGAGGAGGACGAGGAGGACGAGGAGGACGAGGAGGACGAGGAGGACGAGGAGGACGAGGCGCTTTTTGCAAAGTACCAGGGCGAAGAGGAGCTTTATGTCAAGATGAATGAGTGTGCAGACACGTGGGGTGCATGGGAACCCGCCAGTCCAATGGAAATTATTATGAAAAGGGCAGTTGATAAAATTAGTTTATAAATTGTAGGATGGAGGGATACACCCCTTCCAAGAATTTTACAGTATTCATTGAAGAGGAACCCCAAGAAGAGGAGGAATTCCTGCCACCCAAGGTCAAGTACGCAGTTATACTCCAGGAGGAAGAGTTCGAGGACGAGGACCCTGGCGAGAATTTTTTTCCAAGCAAATAGTAAAATGGCAGGCGTGATCGGATCCGTTGCACTCCAGCTCGAGACTCAGTCCCTAAACTCTATCGTCGCGGGTTTCTCCTTTGCCGCCGCAGTGGCATGGATGGACGCCGTGCGCTACATGATCTCCCAGGTGGTCCAGGTCAGCAAGAACGGCGGCCAGTACTACATCCTGAGCGCTCTCTTCACCACCCTGCTGAGCATCCTGGTGTACATGGTGCTCAAGACACTGGTGACCAACGTCAAGATCAACGAGCCCGGCGCCCCATCGTACGCCGTCACCCGCTAAGCGACTTGGCGCACAGCGACTTGGGGCATAAGAACAGCAGCCACAGGGCGTGTCGCCTTGTAAATAAGGTAACCCCCGGCTAAAAGAACTATAAAAATTATCAGGGTCCAACGGCCCACAAGAGGACGCTTCACGTCGGACTCTTTTGGCTTTTTAACCGTAATCATGTCATCCAGGATGCGCCGAAGTTCTACCATCGTCACAGGCGGGGGAGGCGGGGGCTTCTCCTTCTCGGCTATGTGAAACCTCAGAATGAATGAGTTGTTGTCCATTCCCTGAAAATTCACAGGGTGACCAGTCTCGTCAGTCCAGGAGATCGTGAGCCGGGAAATGGTGTCTATCGGGTGGGGAAACTTTGCAGACAGACGAAAGTCGGTGCCTTCGCTGAATGACTTGACGGTACCTGAATTCACATTAAGAGGAATCATAGCGAATGAATTTCGGGCGTTACTTCCAGTGAAGGTTCCAGATCCATCCGTCTTCATGGCTAGGGCGGCGGCCGTACCAGGTGTTCTGAGTTCCTGAATATCAAGGAACAGAAATTCATTCGTGGAAAAGTCTGCTATGGAGGATGACTTGAGGTAGTACCCACCTGGTAGAACCTGTGATAGAGCAGAGTCTGTTGATACAGCCACTGAAGTTTTCACTCCTGTAGAAAAACCAATTAATTTTGAACTAAAATTAGAAACTGAAAAAGTAAAGGGTGTTGGAGACCAGAAGAAGAACTTTCCTTCCGTGGTTATCCAAGACACATTGGCCCCTGCTGGCATTCTGGGGACAACCTCTGTGAGGATACTGCCCGCCGAGTAGAAGCCTGGGGTTAGATTCATGACTATGTTGTTAAAGGTCAGGGCGGCTGTGCCGTTGGTCAGGTTCCAGAGGGTGTTTGGCACCTTGACTGACACGAGATCCACCCGACTGACGTTCTTGATGGGGTTGGTCAGGTGGAGGGTATAGGAAGCACCGGAGGGGTAAGCGTTGGAATCCCGATTTTTAGAATCTGCATAAAGGATAATAGTATCCATCTATTATGGACATAGAACAATTTTTTAACGAAAGAAGATACTCTGAAATATCTGACGAATTTCCATGTAAAATTAAGTATCCAAAATTTTATGAAGCTCACAAGACGGAAATTACTTTAGTTCCAGGTGAAATGATTTTCATACCAGCAGGCTGGTTCCATCTAGTGATTTCAGATGTGTTCGAGGATGGAGTAAATTTTGCCATGAATAACTGGTATAACGTGATGGAGGAAGGGCGTGCAACGGAGGGTGAAAGTTCGGACCTAAAGCCTTTTAAATCAACTCATGATCTCAATTTTGATCCTGATAAAGTTATGAGAGATGACGGTGAAATTAGGGTAATGATAAGTCCAAATGGAAAATTTGGTTCGACCTCTGTAGAACCTTCAAAGTTTGAAGAGGGACTCGATGTTAGAACTTGGAAATGGAATGAATTTTGGTCACAAAAGAGAAAGGATTCCTATCTGGTTCAGCATGAAAACATGGATCTCAAGGAATACGAGCCTGGTAGAGATCATTGGGTGTCATCGACTATGTGGGTCTGTTTCGCCAAGCTCTCTACTTATCTACACTACGATCGTCAAGACAATTTTTTAATGCAAATTAGAGGAACTAAAAAGATACTACTGTTTCCTCCAGAGGATCACCAACTCCTTTATACATTCAATCCGTACCCACTTAGCATTATTGAAAAACTAATTGTTTGTTGGGGTAATTGGAACTATGTTAATATATACAGCGACTGTCATATTAAAGATCAAACTGATACTTTTACTAACATATTGGGTGAATTGGATAACATACCAATTTGTCATAAAGACTTGACTGATGAATATACGTCTTATATTGAACGTTACAAAGAAAAGGTGATCTCCTTGCAAGGTTGGTTCCCCGAGTGGAGTCCCAATTGCGAACCTGAATTTATAATTACTAAATCACAGTTTATAGGTAATTTCAAGTTTTATAACCCTCATATACACTGGATTGTTTTCTTAGAAGATTCGTGTATAAGAGTTAGTAGGTCCGAATATATTATATCAAAGGGTAGTATTGTTTGTTTTCCTAATATATATATATATAGTTGGAGCATCAAGCCGGATACACCAGTCATCGTAGCGGTGGGCCGTGAATCCACAGAACAAGAGAGTGTCTAATTCCTTTTGTAATTGGTGTAACCTTGTGTCTTTTATAAGATGGAAAAACGGTGCATGATCCCATGGACCTTGCAGCCTTTTCGTTGTCGGCAAAAATCAAATCACATCCTTCGTATGTTGATGGATCTGTAAGTTGAACAGACACGCTAAGCTTTCTTCTACTATGTTCCCCAGTTCCATGGTCATCATGCCAGTCATAGTGACCATTTTCATCAGCCGTGTATTCCGTGTATTGAATATCCTCTATAATCTCGGTTATATCCATTTTGAAAAATTCTTTATTAGCATCTCTTACTGCATCAAATAATCTTTCATATATCCATCTGTTTCTCACTGTTTTATTAATCCAACACACTTTAGTTGATCTCGTCATCTTATTTGTCTCACTTATAATTGTTCCTATACCGGCATTTTCACACGCTACAAAATCTCCAACTATTCTCTCACATTCCGATACTGAAAATAAATTCTCTTTAAGAGCAAACTTATCAATGGCCGTACTCAAGGGTGTGAATCTGAAGAAGCAATAATTTGATTTCATATATTGCCCAACATCCCATGTGTGATCTCTGTTTGGTCCATCTGCATCCACATAGTGCAAGAATGCCTGAATATATTCGTCGCCTTCGAACATTTTTCGGTGGTGTTCTATGTCGCACCCTTGGTACAAACAAGCATCCCCTTTCTGCAGCATCAACCCCTCTTCGCCCATGTATATAGGCCATGGATGGGACTGGCTGATATTCATCGTCAAAGAATATTCGCAAGATTCCCTATCCTTGTGCCGAAGCAGTTCGGAATTTTTCCTATAAATTCGACAATATGAATATGTAGGACAAATTCTCTTGCCGGTCTCGGCCTCCACTCGACTGTTTAACATACCTAGTAAAATATTTATAGCAGGAATACCATAGAAACCAGATGAATTTAATACGTTATTATCTCTATCACATTCGGAGTAATTTCTAACAATTTCAGCTAGTTTATCACAGTCTCCGTGTGGTAGCACGTTTTTAAGCACCCTGTACATTAATTATTGTAAATAATAAATCCTACGCCTTAAGTAGTAATGTCGACCGTACCCTGGAATAATCAGGGGACCAGCAATGTGCAGATGTCTGTAATAGGAGGCGCATTTCAGGGATTGGGATATTCTTTGAGTCAATACTGGAACGGGAGGGACCATTTTTACAACCCGGATAACGGTGGCGCCCGGTATGATCAGGGGCAGAGAGCTATGTCCTCTTGGAGAAATAAGTCATGGACGTATATTTACGGTCAGGGTGCTTATGTTGGCGCTCCCAATGGCTATACAAGTGTTTATGTTAATCAAGGGCAGGGGGGGTGTTATCAGTCAATATATTGGCAGGTTGGATACATAAATAGAGTCTTTATAAGAAACTACACTTACACTACAGGTCACGGAGGAACTGGTGGTAAAAATACGCAAGGTTACCCATTTAATCCAGGAGCTACATCGGGAACACCAGCTTTCAATATTCAAGGTACTGCAGGTTACATAATAATGAATACACAGGGTTTTACTTTGAACGGTGGTGGAGGTGGCGGGGGGGCTGGGCAGCAGGGATCTGTGTATGTTTATTTACCAGCTAGCAATCAGCCTACTGGAGGTGGTGGAGGAGGCGGTGGCGGGGGGTTCGGTACCGGAGGCGGTGGGCCGGACGCAAGGCGCCAAGGTGGCGCAGGACAAAATGGCTTCGCGGCCGCTGGTGGCGGTGGAGGTGGAGGTGGCGGCTCGGGAGCATATATGGGAGGATCTGGCGGCTCTCCCGGACAGGCTGGCGCCTCGCCTCCGGGTGGAACCTACGTAGGCGGTGGAGCATCCGGGCAGAATATCACAGGAGGTTGGCAAGGTTCGTGGTTTTATTAAAGAAATAGTTAATTTAGTACATATAATGGAATATATTTACTTCACAGAACCCACTACATTTTGTATAATAAAGAATTATCAGTCGAATGAAGTGACCAAGTCAATTCTAAAAGAATTAGATGCTATTAAACCCCATCTCAAAGGACCTCAAGATACCGCTAGTGCAAGAGATATTTCAGGTGAAATTAAGAAGGTTAATTCAGGTATTTTTTTGGATGAGTTCTACGATGGAAACTTTGGAAAAAGTACAATCTTGAATTCTGGACGTAAATTATTCAATGAATGCATTTGGGATTTAAAAAAGGCAAATTGGTTTTACAATTACATCGAGCGATCTAATCAAACTTCCACATTGGCTAGTTACTACAAGTCGGGTGACTTTTACGCCGAACATGAAGATGGTAGTTTAGTGACGGCTATATATTACATATGGAAAGATCCCAAATCATTTGAAGGTGGGGACCTATACT